CTCAAAAACTTTAACCTCTCGCCGCTTATCTTTTGCAAATTTCGCTAAACCTTGACCGTGAAAGCTGCCGATATCATTTAAGTTTTCAATCCGTTTGGATATTGCGTTTAAATCTTCCATTGATTTTGGCGCTTTCTTTAGGCTTTTTGATAGCGCGCTTTCCATTTTATTGAAGGCTTTAATGTATTTCTCTTTCCATTGCGCCGCCTCTTTGCCAGTAAAACCCATGCACAAAAAAGCGAAACCATCTTTTGTCATATTTACGCATGGCAAAATCTTGTTTTGTAACGATGTGAAAGTGGACTGCTCAAAATTGGTCACTCTAAATTCATCGCTACAATCTAGATCTTTAATTGCTCGCATTACATTTCTATGAACTTTACCAAAAGCGTCTGATATATCTTTAGAAGAAACCAAAATCTGGTTATCATTAGTAATTATTAAATCCCGCATAAGCGCCTCAAATTATTAAGAGTGTTCTATTCTAACCATCATAGTAATGATTGTCTAATCAAACAGCTAACAAAACGCACCAACGGACAAGCCGTTGTGTTCGTGGTTAAATGTCTATCCTGCCACTAGGCAAACGTGAAAAACTGTCAATTAGCTTAAACTCAGTACCTTCGTAAATAATTCTATTTTTACCAACCTGTAATTTTTCTAGTGATTTATTTTCATGCTCAGAGAAATCAACACGATATTTACCGCACAGACTTTCCCATCTTGTCCATCGTACAGGCATATCAGCAGGTATATTAGGGTGCTCTTTCTCCCACTTTCTTCGCTGTGCGCCTAATACTGCTGGCATCCAAACTGTAGCTGCTGCATCACCACTCATATCAACCTCACATTTAACAATTCAATCAACGGCGATGCTCGCAAGCTCGCGTTATTTTTGGGTTATATTGCCTTTATTTCTTTACTAACTTTAAGCATGTGCTCAGCTACATGCTCATTATCCGCCAGCCACTCCATCATTTTATCAAATTTAACATCACCATCAGGGCAGCCACCCCACAACTTGACTGGTTCGTATTCTTCACGCAAATAGTCAGCTTCTTGTATGGCGTTTTTCATCTTGCTCATTTTATCTTTCATTTATTTCTACTCCTGTGTTTAATGATGCGTTTGCAGTGGCGCAAACTTCATCCCAGCCTTCTAAAATATACGTGCTTGGTTCGCTCATTATCTTACCCTTATCTAATCAAACAGCTCTTATTTTACTTTACTCAAAATTAATACATTTACTCTTATGCTCATCAAACAGCTTTTCAAACTGCTCAGCTTTTTTGATGCACTGTTTAAGCTCGCCTTTCTTTCCAGCTCTAAGGCGGTATTTCAGCACATTACCAAAACAAAACCCTTTCCACATCTCGACGGTCATTGACCTAGCTAATATGTGAATTGTGTTTTCTCCGAATAAGTCATAGTGATTTGGATTTTTAATGTTTTTTTCTTCCCATTTGTCGCTCATGTTTTTTGCTCCTCCTTTTAGTCGCTATTCAATAACTTTACTAGTGTTTCTGTTTGTTCTGTTTGGTAAAATTTTACGCCTTCAAATGATTTCCCATTCGTGAACAAAACGTCTAAAACTATTTTATCGCAACGCAAGCCTATTTTTGCTGAGTGTATCAATATCAGGTTAAGCTCGTGGGGATTTATGAATTTGTTAATGTCGCTATTTTCGTCATAACCCATCATTTCATTGATATGGTTGTTTTCTGACCATTGAACAAAAACGCTTTCAATTTCGTCTAACTCTTTAACTATCATGTTAATTACCTCTTATTGGTTAGATTTTCTGTTTTTAGTTTTTCAGACTTTTGTTTTATCTGATTTACAGCATCATCAACAAGCGATCCAATTGGAGCTGGCTTGTTATTTGTACATCTTGGTAAATCCTTCATTGCTCTGGCCTCCACTGCTTGATTTAATCTCATCAATTATTGCGTAACTAGTATGATCAGCCTCTCTAAACGTCTGCTTTGCACCATCAAAGACGCTAACTACATTTTTTTTAGGGCAATTCCTGGCTTTAGCAATAATAATCTCCGCTAGCGCTTTAGCTCTGGTTTGCTCGTTATAAACTTCATCCCGATAAATAAATATAACTTTGTCTGCGTCTTGCTCTAGCTGCCCAGATTCCCTTAAATCGCTCATAACGGGTCTTTTATCTGATCTTGACTCAAGGCTCCGGCTTAATTGAGATAATGCTATAACGGGGCATTTTAATACCTTAGCTAACGCCTTTAGCTCTCTACTAATCATCGAAACCTCTTGAAACCTGCTTTCAGCTTTAGCGGATAGCAATTGAAGGTAATCAACCACCACCAAATCAATGCCGCCTGTTTTGCGACCATAAGCTATAGATTTTGCTTTTAGTTCAGCTATTGAAAGCGAGCTAGAATCATCAACAATAAATTTACCTTTCTTGATCCTGTTAATCCCATCAGCCAGTATAGGCATCACTTCGTTTTGATCAACACAAGATGCGCTTTGAATAGACCCGTAATCAACACAAGCAACGCTAGATACTAACCTTTGCTGTATTTCGTCTTCAGTCATTTCTAAGCTAAAAAACAAAGTGTTTTTGTTTTGCAGCGCGTTATGTTGCGCAATATTCATAGCTAGCACTGATTTACCCATGGCAGGCCGACCAGCAATAATAATCAAATTACCATCTTGCATCCCTTGAATAGATTGGTCTAAATCTTTTAAACCTGTTGTTAGGCCGATAATATCACCATCAGCTAAATACCTTCGCTCCAGCTCATTGACAAACTCGCTCATAGAGTCACCAATATTACGAAGCTGACTCTCGCCGTTAGATTCTAAGGTTGATAAAAACGAGCTAATGTCGTCTACCACTTCCTGGGTGTCGGTACGATTTACTATCTTGCCGATAGCGTTGCTTAACTCACTTTTGATTAAGTCGCGTCTATGAGCCTCACTAACCAGCTTTGCATGATGCACGACGTTCCCATGCTTAAATGATTTACTAACCATCTCGCCGCAAAATGGCATCCAGCGATCACCCAACAGGTCAGCAATAGAAACAATATCGAAAGGTTTGTTTTCATAGTGAAATTGTAGAATGTGCCGATATAGCCTGGAATGATCGGGATTCTTAAAACAATCAACCGTTAATAGCGGAGCTACATCATGTATTTTCTCATTGTCAGCAATTAACCCACCTAAAACTATTTGTTCGCTCATGAGTATTTCCCTTCTATTATTTTTATAAAGTTATTGTAGTTAGTAATAAATTCAAAATCGGCAACCCAGTTTCGATCGTTGTCACCTTGAAGAAATTTAATGCCAGAGACTAATCTAAAGTAATCTACCCACCAACCGATATTTTGATGATGATTATGATAATTAAATAATTTTTTAATAGCGGCCTTTCTTTTATCAGACAAGATCACAACTTTCGCCATTCCATTTAGTTCAGAGTGATAGGCATCAACGATAAGTTGATAAGGTATTTTGGTTTTCTTTTCATTCTTTTCATTCTTTTCATTCTTTTCATTCTTTTCATTCTTGTTAGTTGCTGTTTGGTTGCCAACAGCCTGTCGATTTACTGTTGTTTCACCTTCACTAAGCTTGTCACTTGACTGGTACGAATCGTAGTTAATGATAGTTATAATGCGGTGTCTAGCTTGTGATAAGCTTGCGATTTCATTCGTTGATTCTAATTTTTTTATAGCCGTTCTTATTTGACTTATTGAAAGCTTAGTTTCTAAAGAGAGAGTTTCTAACGAGGTTAAGAACTCACCTCTTTTTATTAAATACCCTCTCCATTTATTGTCTTTATGGTTAGACCTAAGTAGACAATGAAGAAAAAGTCGCATTGTGTTTGGGTCGTCATACCATTCCCAATCGAGTATTTGCCTATGCAGCTTTATAAAACCCTGTTTCATGCTTGTATCTCCAACCAAAGCATGATTTTGTTCGCAGATTTCACACCTATACCATTCAACGAAGTTAGGGAGCTGCCACCACTTAAAAACCTTTTTATCTGGCTTTTGTTTTTCAAGTTATAGCTATATAAAATAACGGCGACCATAGGCGTTAAGCCTTGCAAGTCACAGTTCGCGTAAGTTATTGTGGAATTTGTTGGTTTGT